CTCTTGAACCCCATTCAAGCACGCTACCAACTGCGCTACACCCGGATATCACATTTGCTCAAATAATATAGCACACCGCGCAAAAAAATGCAAGAGGGAAATGCGGCTTTCGGGCAGAAAGTTTTTCGTTACATTTCTTTACGATTGTATCAGAATTCCGAATAGATAGGTTTCGAAATAATCATAAATTTTTTAAATAAATAAATTGAAATTTTTTGGGTGATTTGTTAACGTGTTCTTAACACCTATGTGAGATGATACAGTCCCATGCATGCGGTGGCATGCAAGATCCACTTGGCGAAATAGAAACAAAGGAGGAAATATCATGACAGGTAAAAAACTGCAGCGTCTGCTGGCGTGCCTGCTGGCGGTCCTGCTGCTGTCGCAGGTCGGGGCGTTCTCGCCGGCCGTGTTCGCGGCGGATGACATCGACTACACGCTGCAAAACGGTACGGCCATCATTAAGTCCACGATGACGACCGATGAAGTGAACCATGCGCTGACGCGCGCGCTGGTCAAGGATTTTGACCAGAAGAGCGAGGAAGAGCAGAGCGCACTTCTGGATAGTCAAACTGGTCTCAAGTGGGAGTACAAGTGCGAGGGCAAGAGCAAGAGTTTTTTGGGCATCTCTGCCACGCATACCGACTGGGGTTCCATTAATGGGTTTACTAGCGTAGATAATAGAATCAATTTTACCCACCCCGCGCTGAAGGACAACAAGGATGGCAGCTATCAGGTGCGTGTTGCTGACACGACAGCGGAAGTAACGCTGACGAAGGCGGAGAAGCTCTCTTCGTCCATCACGCTCAAGCAGGACGCCAGCGTGAAGCTGCCGTATAAGGAAGACGGCACGCTGGATTTTGACGCGCTGCGTGAGAACATCTTTAGCCTGGTCGTGGAGAGCACCACGCCCAAGCTGACGGTCAACGACGTGACCATCGAGTATTATGCTACGGGCAAGATCCGCAAGAACTGGGCTCCTCTGGAGGGCGGCAAGGTCGACGGCCTGAACTATCCCGCCATTTCTGCGGGTGAGCAGCAGATCCAGATCAGCTTCAAGGGCGACGATACTTACAAGGCTGACACTGTGAAAACGACTGTGAACTTCCTTGACCGCGCGGCAGCTCCGTTCCAGCTCAAGCAGGGTGTGACCGAAGTCTCGATGGTCTATAACAAGGATCAGAGCATCAACTACGAGGAAACCGCGCAGGCTCTGCGCGAGGCGCTGCTCGAGAGCACCGATCCGAACGTCTCCATCAACGACGTGACGGTGGAGTATAACGCCGGTATAGGTGCTATCAAAAATTATCAGCCCTTGAATTATAGCCTGACGGGCAGCGACTTTATTGACCAGCTTTTTAAATTTGGCCTCGGATCACAGACCATCCGCTTCACCTGGCGCGGCAACGCAGGCTACCAGGCTTATACGGCGGAAGTCACCGTCGAGATGACCGACAGCCGCGAGGCCAGCGCCGTCGTCCTTAAGCCGAGCATCTCTCTCATCTACAATAAGGATGCCGCTGCCATGACGCAGCAGATTTTTGAATACGTCATTGATTGGGACGATTCCACGCTGCCCGACAAGAGCACGCTGAGCGCGGACGACTTTACGATCGAGTATTACGCAACGGCTAAGGTCGTGGCCGGTGATCTTGGCGGCGACGTAGGACTCCAAAAGTGGGTTCCGATCGAAGGAGAAGAGGGAATCAGTGCTGGCAAACTCCAGTATTTCTACCCCCAGATGGGCGCTGGTGAGCAGCAGATCCGCGTGACCTTCAACGGCAACGAGACCTATCGTTCCAGCGAGGCTGAGGAAGGCTCGCTCACGGTCAAGAAGGCAAATGTCTCCGTCAAGGTGCACTCGACGAGCATCTACGCCGATGAAGTGCCGGGCGAGGGCTTCGTCACCACCGATCCCGTGGACGATTTTGACATCTTCACAGTCTATACCGGCGTGTCCAGCGTGTTCGTGCAGCTGCCCGAGCGCTACACAGACAACGCGTTCATCAAGGTTGTTGATCCTGTGCTCGAAAAAGTCGGTCTGCGGACGATCAAGGATATCATGGACAAGGGCATCACTGTCGGCGAACTCAAGCAGAATCTGGACAAGATCGCCAATGGCAGCGAGTATGCCGCAGTGCGTGAAGCGCTCAAGCTGATGGGTGTTGACGTCGCTACGCTGCAGCAGATCATCAACGTGTTCAACAAGATCACCCTGCTGGACAATGTCCGCATTGCCCTGCGTACACCGGATCAGGTGGGTATCTACACCGTTTACGCGATCACGAACAACGATAACTACAACACCGGCTTCGGTATGGGTGCACTCGTTGTGAAAAAGCACTACTCCGGTGTGAAGCTCGACTGGAATCAGGACTTCACCAATGGCAAGATCTCCGCTGCGGACGTGAAGAACTTCGACTTCGGTGCGACGCTGAGCTATAACGGCAACAGCGATATCTCGCAGGACAACGTGCACTACCTGTACTCCGGCTTCACCAGCAGGTGGAAGCCGTACTCCAGCACCTCGACGCCCCCGACTGAGCCCGGCCGCTATGTTGTGACGGTCGTGACTCTGGGCGGCAACTATCAGGCAGCGCCCATCACGCGCGCTTTCCAGATCACCAAGTAATTTTCTCGCGTGTGTCTCCCGGGCTTTTTTGCCCGGGAGACATTTTTGCGCCGGAGGAGACCGGCCAGAGCGGAAAATGAAAATCGCCGAAAATTTTTTCAAAAATAACTTGACAGCAGTCGAATCGTCTGGTATATTAAACAAGCGCTGAGGCGACGAGGCCGAGTAGTTCAGTTGGTTAGAACGCTAGCCTGTCACGCTAGAGGTCGAGGGTTCAAGTCCCTTCTCGGTCGCCACCCGCGGGGCGAAAGCTCCGCGGGCTTTGTATGCTGCTATAGCTCAGTCGGTAGAGCGCATCCTTGGTAAGGATGAGGTCCCCGGTCCGAATCCGGGTAGCAGCTCCATAAAAATCCCTGTAACCACAATGGTTACAGGGATTTTTCATTTTCTGGTAGGCTTTTGCCAATTCTCGAAACCACTACCAAAACCACTACACAGCTCGTTGTTTAGGCGCGTTTTTCATTTAAAGCCGCTCGGAAAATATCTCCCGCTCGTTTAATGCTCTCCTTATCTGCGTGTGTATACATGCGCAGAGTGACAGCCTTGTCACTGTGGCCGAGCTTTTCCGAAACTGACGCAATGTCCGCGCCGTTTGTGATTGCAATAGAAGCGAATGAATGACGCAGTTTGTGCGGATGTAGATTTGCTATTCCATATCTGTTGCCGAAGTCTTTCAGGTATTCAGTTGGCGTTTGTGGATGCATGACGGCTCCACTATTCTCTTGCGTAAAAACAAACTCTGAAAGTATGCAGTTATTGATTTGCTCTTTGCGCAATAGCTGCAATTTCTGCATGACCTCCGGGCAAACATCAATTACTCTTGATTTCCCGTTTTTGGGGGTATCGAGATACACGCCTTTTTGTGGCGTATAGCAAAGGTTTTTTTCAACTGTTATTGTACCATCGGGAAAATTGACATCTGACCATCTGAGCGCGCAGCATTCGCCACGGCGCATTCCTGTGTCAATAAGGAGAGAAACAAGCGCTTGCCATTTGAGCGGCTCATTCGACAAGCAATCTTTGATGTGCACAATTTCCTCGACAGTGAATGCATCTACTGCGGCCCCGCGGATTTCGCCTTTTCGCGGCTTCGGCCGCTCCACTTTGTCCATTGGGTTCCGTGTGATTGTATCGTCAAGATACGCCATCTTAAAAAGAGAATGTAGAACAGTGTAGTATTTAATAACTGTGCTGTGGGCTTTTCCGTCTGATTGGATAGAGAGAAGTAGAGCAGAAATGTTTGCTGGTGTAATGTCCGGCATTTTTAGATTGCCTATCGCGGGATATATACGGCTGTTTAAGCACTGCTGATAACATGTGCGCGAATTCTCACTAAAAGTTACGGTCTTGTTTGGCATAAACACTTTTTCGCCATACTCGAAAAGCGTTTGCACCTTGGCCGCTTCTCTTTGACGCTCAATTTCTAGCGCTTTGCGTTCTTTGCGGGGGACAGCCGCTCCGCTTTGCACTTCTTTTTCAAAGTCCCGAGCGGCTTTATTTAATTCCCTCTGCGTTGTGCGGGCACTCCATCCTTCATGCGGATAGAACGTCATATAGGCTTTAGGGATGCCTCGGCCGCGGCTAACACCTATTTCGTAAAAAAGCACCCCGGATTTTGTGTGTTTTTCTCGGATTGCGGGCAAATTTTCAGACCTCCTTAAAAAATGTGTTGACATTCATCCCACAAAATAGCATAATACAAGAAAAGCCATAAAGCAACCGCAAAATAAGCAGATTGCATTAAATGGTAAAATACGCCTGAGCGTTAAGCGCCTGAGCGACCTGATTACGCAGCAATGTGTAACAGTCACTCAGGCGTTTTTTATTTTCAAGGAGGAAAACAATGGAAAAGAAATCGATGTATCAGACAATTCAGGAAACAAGCCGCACAACGGGGCTGTCACAATATTATTTGCGGCAGGGCGTTAAGAACGGCACGATTCCGCATGTAAATTGCGGGCGAAAGTATTATATTAATGTTCCTGCCATGCTTGAGCGGCTTGCATCATGTGAAGCTGCGCAGCCGCTCGGAGAAGAATAATAGAATGGGCAGAACGAAGAAAAAGAAAACGGTCAAGTCGGGGCCGCTTGTAGAGGTCGTTTGCTATAGTCAGGCGTTTCCGAGGGACACGAAACAGGAGCGAGCTATCAAAACGAAAAGTAGTAGCGAGGCGCGGAAACGCTTAAATGATATTGCGTCTTGGAAGAAACTTGAGCGGCTCATATGCTGCAATTTCCTGCATGGCTGCTATTTTGTTACGCTGACATACTCAGATAAGAGGTATATAGCAAGCGAGAAAATTGCAAAGGATGATGTACGGCAGTTTATAAAGCGTGTGAGGTACCACAGAAAACAGGAAGGGGATGCGCTGTCTTATATTTACGTGACTGAGGGCAAACATGGCGACCACAGGCTGCACCATCATTTGATTTTGAATAAAGCAAGCGGCAATCTATTGCAAGAGTTGTGCGCGCTTTGGCCTTATGGCGGCGTTGACATAGAGGGGGAGATAGATGTCGAATTTGTTTCTAACCTCTCGAAATATCTAACGAAAGAGCGCGTGCATGATGGGGCGCGAGCGTGGACAACCTCGCGCGGCTTAAAGCGCCCAATGGAAACCTCGGAATTCGTAAATGACAGATACGCCAATCTTGCGCCGCCGGGTGCGTATATTATCGAATCCACAAGCAGCGTCGAAAATAGTTTTGGGCGGTATACATATCTTAAATATTTAGAGCCGACTGCCCGGCTCAAGCAGTAAAAGGACAATAAAAAAGCGGTTAAACAACGCCGCTTTTTGGGCTTGAAACTGTGTATATTATAGAGTGAGAAAGACGTGAAAGCATTGAAAACACAAGGAAATTGTGAGATACTCAAAATCGTGGACGGGAAAAGTAATTGCCCGATATGCGGTGCGCGGATTCGATGCAGGGCGCAGGATGGCGCATCACGGGTTTCGTTTTATTGCAAGCGCTGCAAGCATGTTTGCACACTGGACGTGGAAACAGGCGACATTTGAGGCCGGGCCGAGCGGCTTAGATGCCAGATAACCGCGGAAAATTCAGTGCTAAACGCTTTCGCAAGGATATGCCCCCCCTGTGTTCGGGCCGTCTGAAAAACGGAGCGAGGAACGGTGTGGGGCGGTACTTCCAAGCGCGTATGGCTTTTTGCTCGGGGGGGTCGCGCGCGGTAAGAATCTAACGCGTGTGCGCACGGGAGCAATATAAGCGCCTGTTTTTGGAGCGGATAAAAAATCGGCTTAAAACGCGAAATTTTACGTCTGCAACGTGAAAATTACAATCAGCAAAATGGAAAGCCGAGCGGCTTTAAGCGGGGTGGAGCAGAAAATTGCCCGCTCAGAAGAACAAAACGCAAAGCCCAGCAGCGCTAATTTGAAACGCGCCACGGGGCTTTGCATTACTCAGAGCGGTCATTGGTGATTGTTTCGGCAATGGCTCTGTTTATGAACTTGTTTACGCTTTCGCCTTGCAGATGCGCATGCTTCTGAATTTCTTCTTTTTTGCCTTTGGGCACTGTTAGATTGATGCGGTCATAGGCTTTTGCAATCCATGAGTTTTGGGCTTTCATTTGAGCTTTTGATACTGTCATAAGACCTCCGTATTGGTGGGCGCGTCGCATGAGACGCTATTTCCTGCGATTTTATATACATTATACACCGGAGGTCAATATTGCGCAATGATAATTTTTCACAAATATTGCGCAATGATATTGTGCAGTGCGCTAATTGAAATATTGCGCAATATAGTATAAGCTACTATTATCGGAGCCTGAGCACAGAAGCAAGCCGCTCGGGGAAGAAATATAACTTATTGGAGGGCTCAAGATGGATAAATTGTTTGACATCTCTGATGGACTGGAAACAGCATTGGGGGAACTCACGAAAGCACGGAGCGCCTTATCAATGGCAGCTTTTGAATTGGATAGTAACGCAACCGCAGCAGCGAATGGCGGGCCGTCTGTCGCCGAGTATTTTCTCCGCGAAAACATGCCTGACTATGTAAACGTTTTTTTCTTGGCGTTAGAATCCATTGATAAAGTAAAGGCGGGCATCGAGCGAGAACATGAGCGGCTTTGTGCATTGTCCAAAGCATCAAGAGGCAGCAATGAGGCCGCGCCAAAGGCGGCTGCGGCTGCGGCGACGTATGTCTTTAGCGCTGCTTTGATGGAAAAACAAAAGCCCAATGTAACGCAGTAAGCAGTAAACAAAAGGAGGGGGCATCCCCTCCTTTAATTGATGGTGAGCGGCTCGGAGGTAAAACCACTACAAAACCACTACATGCGCAAAAAACCACTACACAACAAGCCGCAACGGACTACAACAAGTAAATATTTGCAAGCCGCTCAATGCATTGAAAGCACTGAGTAAATTGCGATAAACTACAAAAAGAAACGTGCGCAAATACACAGTGTAAAAGAATTGGTAAGGATGAGGTCCCCGGTCCGAATCCGGGTAGCAGCTCCAGAAAATCCTGCAACCGTTGCGGTTGCAGGATTTTTTGTTTATCAAAGACCGCGCAAAAACCACGACGCCGGACAGGGAAGCCCTGTCCGGCGTCGTTTTGCCTATGTTCGGTTTCAGCCGCCGAAGCCAATGCACGGTGTGCGGCCCCCGCCGTTTGGCGGGGGCTTACGTTTTCCTTGCCGCGGGAAATCGATATGCGAAAGCCTGCCAAAAAAGTCCGTGCGGACTCCTTTGACAGGCGTAGCGAGCGGGCCTGTAAGCCGGGTTCTGTAATCGACAGCCATCTATCTAGACGCACCGTTGCCGGTGCGTTCCAGCCACCTCCATGGGACGGCCGGGCCGGCCATATGTCCCTCCGCGGTGTTGCTCCGGATAGAGTTTACAGCGCCGCACTGTCTCCAGCCGGCGAGTGAGCTCTTACCTCACTTTTCCACCCTTACCCGATCGCTCGGGCGGTTTGTTTCTGTTGCACTTGTCCGAGGGTCGCCCCTGGCGGGTGTTACCCGTTATCCTTGCCCTGTGGAGCCCGGACTTTCCTCACGCACAGCCTTTCGGCTCGTGCCCGCGGCTGTCCGGCCTGCTCGCCCGACTATTTTACACATCCTGCCGCACCGCGTCAAGTCCGGCAGTGATTTATTTTCTTGTAATCGGCACGAATGAGCGGTATAATCTCCACGTATGATTACCTTTTGGAAAAGGAGTGTCTGCATGACCTTTTCGGACTATATGGACTATCTGCGCGGCAAGCGCATCGGCGTCATCGGCTTCGGCGTGAGCAATCAGCCGCTCGTGCGCGTGCTGCTGCGCAACGGCTGCGACGTGACGGTGTGCGA